AAGTGATATAATAATCGCATGAACATATTTTACTTACATAAAGACCCAAAGATTTGTGCTGAACAACACTTAGACAAACACGTTGTTAAAATGCTTATCGAATATGCTCAACTAATGTCAACTGCTCAGAGAATGCTTGATGGTATTAAGTACATAGCCAAATCAAAGACAGGTAGAAAAGTAACCAGATTCAGATTAGAGAATGCTAACGAAGAAGCAATCATGTACAAAGCCTGTCATTTACATCACCCGAGTGCAGTATGGGTTAGAAATAATGTTTACAACTACAAATGGTTATATCAGATGTGGACTCATCTACATGAAGAATTTCAATTAAGATATGGTAAAGATCATAAATCATATGTTGTATTAAAAGAACTATTGAGAAACCCCCCTAAAAATATACCCCTAAATATTCCTTTTAATCAACCAACACAAGCAATGCCTGATGATGTAAAGAATGAAGATAGTATTATTGCTTATAGAGATTACTATGTGAAATACAAGAAGGATTTTGCGACATGGAAAACAAGTATACCTGAGTGGTATAGTGAGGGAATAAATAATGCCAACTTATAGATTTTTAAATACAAGAACTAAAAAAGAATATACAGACTTGATGTCTATTTCTGAAATGGAAACGTTTATCAAAAAAAAACATATTAAACTATTACCACCTACAACATTAAACATTGTATCTAGCGTGGGTCATATAGATAGTCATACTGATCGTGGTTGGAAAGACGTGCTATCAAAGATTACAGACGCTCACCCAGCAAGTAATCTAGCAGCCCAATATGGTAAGAAGTCAGTAAAAGACACACAAGTTGATAAAATAATACATAAACATAGACGTATAAGAGCAGGGAAGAAAGTATAAATAGTAGTATGGCAGATTTTGATTTTTTAGACGGATTTGATGCTGATGGCGATTGGGGTTTTACCTCAGTTAAACAGAAACCAGCAACAGAAAGTAAAGCAGACTCAGATGCTACAAAAGAAGTTGTCAAGGCGACAGCAGACGGTGTGGGTAAGGCTGTGTCTAGTGAGATTATCAATAGACTAGAAACAAAACTAGATAAACTATTGAGAGCAACAAACGAAACAAAAGAAACGGTAGTTGCTAAGAATGAAACAGAATTAGAAATCGCTAAGAAACAAATGGATGACGAGTACGATCTAAGAAAAGATAATCTTGGTAAAGAGTACAAAGAAGACTTTAAGAAACTAGAAAAACTTATCATACCTCTACTAATCAAATTAGCAAAATCACCTGAGGCCTATATTCACTGGCCGAACAGAGCAGAAGTAATCGAAGCACAATTGAAAAAAATTGTACAGATTACTCGTGGCAAATAATCAATCAAAGGATATCAAATGAAACTAAGTAAGAATTTTAGCTTGAAAGAAATGACGACTAGTCAAACGGCTGAACGTAAAGGTATTAATAATAATCCTAATGACGATCAGATTACAGGATTACAAAAGTTATGTGAGAACATACTACAACCTGTTAGAGATCAGTATGCTACACCAGTAACCATTTCTAGCGGATTTAGAAGTGAAGACTTATGCGTTGCAATAGGATCATCAACTAACTCACAGCACGCCAAGGGGCAAGCCGCTGACTTTGAAATATTTGGGACTCCGAATGCTGAACTAGCAAAATGGATTATAGAAAACTTAGATTTTGACCAACTCATATTGGAATACCACAAACCAGAAGAACCTAATAGTGGGTGGATTCATTGTTCATACAAGAGTCCTACTGATAACAGAAAACAAACGCTAAGAGCATTTAGAAACGATCAAGGTAAAACTCAATACGTTGAGTACAACCCTAACTGAACTCTCGGTATAGTCAGTAAAGACGAAATAAACGATATGCTGACACTTCATAGAAGTACATAGTGCTTGACCTTTTAGTTTATATGTGATATAATACTATCTATGAATACATTAAACGAATATTTTAAAAAGAACCATAAACCTAAAATCTTTACTCATAACTCAGTAGAGAAGAAACCAGATTTACAAACAAAAACTATTCAAGGTAAAAGATTCTACATCTTACCTGATGGTAGTAAACTGCCCTCGATCACAACTGTGCTATCGGCTAGAGGCAATGAAGGTATCGCCAGATGGCGTGCCTCAGTAGGCGAACAAGTTGCAAATACTATAATGAGAAATGCAGCGAATAGAGGTACTGCCGTACATACACTAACAGAAAACTATCTTAACAACGAAGAACTATCACAACAAGGTGTTTTACCTACTGCTTTATTTACCATTCTAAAAACTGAACTGGATAAGATAAATAATATAGTAATGCAAGAGGGTTCTCTATACAGCGAAAAATGGGGTGTTGCAGGTAGAGTCGATTGTATTGCAGAATATGATGGTAAGTTATCAGTAATAGATTTTAAAACATCTACTAAAGATAAAAAAGAAGAATGGGTAGAGAATTATTTTATTCAGACTTCTGCTTATTGTGAAATGTTTGAAGAACAGTATGGCATATCAATAGATCAAATTGTTATATTGATTGTGACCGAAGAAGGTGCCACACAAACTTTTGTTAAAGATAAGAAAGACTACTTACCCCTATTAAAACCAGCGATAGAGGAGTTTCATAAGAAATTTAAAGAGAATGAAAAAACTAATTAAAACAATATGTGGATTATTTTTTATATTATGTTTATCTAGTGAATCATATGCAGGTCCTGAGGAACTATCAATGTATCCTTGGGAACTACAACAAATGCCAATATCATGTGGACCATTAGCAGATGTTAATAAGGCTTTAGAAAAAGCAGGTTATGTACAGATAGAGATTGCATATGGTAGAATATCAGCATTACCAACAGGTGAGATTGCTTATGCTGTGATAACTTATGCGTCAACAGATGTAGAAGGACATATGATAAGAACAATGGAAACACCTGCTCAACAAGAGAAGTGTATAGTAAATTTGCTATTTGATTATAGAGTAGTGACGCCAAAAGAATTGACGAATTAATTGTTGATAAGAAGACAATAACTTTTAGGGACCTGGGTGCAATACCCAGCCACTCCACCATTCAAACAATGAAATTTGAGGGGTGGAAATAGGATCGACCATCAGGTAAAACTTCTAGGAGATTGATCGCTAACACCGTACTGTTATTTAAATGCTAACTCACAAGGTTTTGCATTAGCGGCTTAGGTCGTTAGGGGTTTGCCTGTACCTCGCAACAGAAACAGGCGCTTGACTTTTAGCAATGAATGTAGTATAATAGAACATATGACAGATACAATATTAACACCTAATAAGTTTGCTTTAATTGTAGAAAATATAGTTAAAGATAAGAAAATTAGTTACATAGACGCAATATTAGACTATTGTACTGATAACGAGATTGATCCTAGTAATGCTAGATCAATGATAAATAAAACATTAAAAGAAAAAATTGCATATGAGGCACAGAACCTTAATATGTTAAAGGAGAAGGTGGCAAAACTACCATTTTAAATTATGAATGAAAAAATACAAACAATAATACCTCATGTAAATTTTAGAGTAAGAGAACTAGGTGAATGGGTAGATACAAATACAGATACCTATTTCAAAGATAAGAAAGTATTACTATTTTCTTTACCAGGCGCTTTCACACCGACTTGTTCAAACGAACAACTACCAGGTTTTGATAAACAGGCAGCCGCTTTCAAAGAATATGGCATAGATGAAATTTATTGTATGTCAGTAAATGATTCTTTTGTTATGAATGCTTGGGCAACAGATCAAAAGTTAGAGAATGTTAAAATGATTCCTGATGGTAATGGTGAGTTCACAAAAGGTATGGGAATGCTTGTAGAGAAACAAAACTTAGGTTTCGGTCAGAGATCATGGAGATATGCTATGATTGTGAATGATGGTGACATAGAAGTGATGTTTGTAGAATTTGGTAAAACAGATGATTCAGCAGGAGACCCTTATGGCGAATCTTCACCTGAAAGTGTGTTAAAATATCTAAAGGACTTTAAAGGATAATAGTGAATGGTTTTGAAGTATATAAAAAATATCTTGCGATCAAGCTTCATTTCACAAGTAAGAACCAGAGTTATGACTTCCATAAACACGCTGGGCGAACAACAGCAAGGTTGGATACATTTACTAAAAGACGGGATAGGTATTTTTTTCACAAGCTTAGTAGAGCTTATAGCGATACTGATATTATTAATTATTTTATCAGTAATTTTGTTTCTAATACTAATCTCTGGATTGGGGATATTATTGGCAGATCAGGTGATGATAACTATAAAACGTGGTCAAAAAAAATAGAGGCACTACATTATTATTATGAACAAGATATAGATTATATACTCGGCAAGATTACGAAGAAGATAAGTTTTGATGATCTGTTTACCTCTAAGAAAGGTCAACACCCACCGATACTTAAATTTGTATTGGCAAAGAAGATTAACTTTGAAACACTTTTAATATTAGATGACATATTAAGGTTTTCAAAAAGACTAAACAAAGACATAGGTGAAAAAGTATTATGGCCTAAACTGTGTGATAGAATGATAAGATACAGACCGTTTGTACCATACAACATAACAAAGTATAAGATGACACTAAAAAAGAAAATAAAGGATATATAATGCCAGAACTTGAATTTAATTGTTTTGTATGTAAAAAACCATCTATATTTGATAAAGAAATAACTTATGTTGGCAACCTAGGATCAACACCGGTTCAACTTTGTATTCCTTGTTCTAAACATAATGATAATATGGTGTTAAAAACTATGTACGATAGAAATTTAGAATCTGAATTGAAAAATCAATTAGATAAAATGATAAATCGAGGTGAAAATAATTCTAATGTTGGATCATTTGTTTCTCGTTGTAATTTTAGATATAAACATGATAGACAAAATCCATTTTGCAATCACCCACTTGATTATGTTTCAACTATTAATTTAACTGAACAGTATCAATTATTAGATGACTTCATTAAACCTATAACAGATTTTTTAAAAGATAATACTTCTCCCCCTAAACAACAAGGTCTTATATCAAATGGTTATCAAACTGAAGGCAATTTATTTGAAGATAAAACTATTGATACAAATGAGATTCAAAAAATTATTCATTTAGAGGTAGAGAAATATCGTGAGAAGTTTAAGGATAGTGAGGAAGGTTTTCTAAAGAACTGGCCGAAAGAATATACTCTTAATGGTTGGTTGATAAGTATGAAAAGTGGTGGTAAATTAAAACCTCATATGCATGAATATGGTTGGTTGAGTGGTAGTATCTATATAAATGTACCTGAGAAAGAAACAGTTGATAGTGGTAATCTTGTGGTGTGTATAGATGATACAGATAAAGCTGATAAAAAGAGTATAGATGTGGTAACTGGAAGTCTTTGTCTTTTCCCTGCCTCTCTACTTCACTACACAATACCATTTAAATCAGGTGAATTAGGTAATTCGTTTGAGTCAGATGAAGAGCGTATAGTTCTAGCATTTGATGTTAAACCAAAAACAAAGGAGATATAATGTCAAAAATGAGAATGTTTAAGTTTTGGAATGAAGCAGGTGACGAAAAAGAAAAAGAATCAATGAGTTTGAAGAAGGCGATTAAGTCTGTTCAAGGTGATTTCAAAGACAAATTTATTGGTGTTGAATATATTAGTAAAAGAGGTAAAAATATTATTGATTCTGTGAGAATACCTATCGGTAGAAGAATAAGACAAGCAATAATAACAGAAGCTAAAAAAATGGCTTCAAAAGCAAGAAAACTATAAGGAGAAAATATGAGTGATGAAAAACAAAACGCACTAGACGGAGAAATGGGTAAACCTAATCACGAAAAAGATCACGATCACGACAGGTCTTATGAGAATGAATCTACAAGAGATCATACCCCTATGGTGCAGATAACATTAAGAGAGTATGATAAGTTAAAAGAAAAACAACACTTTATTACCGATAAAGGTATGATTGATAACATAGATAACCTAGAAAGACTTGTGAGATCATTAAGAAAACATATAGTTAGGACAGAGGTATAATGAAGTTTGCAATCGTAGATGATAGAGGTCTAAATGACCTAGAAAGAGTCAATGATACTAAGGATAAACTCATTGCTAGTCTAAAACATGACAATAAATCACTTGCCAAACAGGTATCTGATCTATTAGAAGAAAAGAAGTTAAGAACGCTTGACAATAGCAATCAAATATGATATAATAGAACTATGAAAAATATAATGATAGCACTTTTAGTATTATGCTTTACCGCTACTGTGGGAAATACTAATGAGAATAATATAATTAACAAAATAACTACTCATATTTCTAATGAGGTTCAAAGTATAAAAGAATTTCAAAAGGCAAATTGGGAAAAAGGTAATATTCAAAATGCTAAGAATATAGCAATGATTAAATCTTGGTTTGTTAAGAATTAATCTTATAAATAATGAAGTGCGATTAATACAGCACATATACAAATACAATTATACAAAAACATACAAAGGAATATACAAATGACAAATACAAGTATTGCAGCGTTAAAACGCTCTAAATCAAATCTTGACACCTTAGTGTCAGAACTTTCAAAAGTATCAGAACCTCAAAAACAAAAGAACTCATACGCTGATGATAGATTCTGGAAACCAGAACTAGATAAATCAGGTAATGGTTATGCTGTTTTTAGATTTCTACCAGCAATCAAAGGTGAAGACTTACCTTGGGCAAGACTATGGTCTCATGCCTTTCAAGGACCTGGTGGTTGGTTTATAGAAAATAGTTTAACAACTCTTAACAAAAAATGTCCTATTAGTGAATCTAACAGTTTACTATGGAATTCAGGTGTTGAAGCTGATAAAGAAATTGCAAGAAAAAGAAAAAGAAAACTTTCTTATGTTGCAAATATTCTAATTATCAATGACTCTAAACATCCTGAGAACGAAGGTCAAATTAAGTTGTTTAAATTCGGTAAGAAAATCTTTGATAAGATTACCGAAGCGATGAAGCCTGAGTTTGAAGATGAGAAACCTATTAACCCATTTGACTTTTGGGAAGGTGCTAACTTCAAATTGAAAATCAGAAAAGTTGATGGTTACTGGAACTATGATAAATCAGAATTTGATAGTCCTACACCAATCAAAGAGAATGATGAGGCAATCGAACAAGTTTGGGATAAACAATATGCCCTTAAACCATTTCTTGCTGCCGAAAACTTTAAATCATATGATGAGCTAAAAGCGAAACTAGATAAAGTTTTATTAGGCACAAGAAGTACTGGAACTGCTGAAGACGTGACGATCCCACCTGTCATAAATGTAGCACCAGTCAAAACAGAAACAGTTGATAATACATCTCCGACACCGATTACAGAAGATGATAGCGATGAAACGTTATCTTACTTTAGTAAGTTGGCAGAGGAAGAGTAAAATCTCTCCACCTGTTTCTTTAGAGGGTAGGCAATGCTAATCATGCTAAGTCCTACCCTCTATTCTTATAAATAAATACTATATTATGAAAGAAGTTGAGATATCAAATCATATAAAGGAGATAATTATATGGACGCTATAAGTAAAATAAAAGCATGGGC